CCTGATCGCAGGACGACTGGTTTTTTGTGCGCCGTAGGTGGGCGTGATTGAAGGGAAAGTAGCCATTACGCGAGCAATCCTCCAGGACGCTGTTGCTTGATCAGTTCTTGACGGATGGCAATGCCAATCGCTTCGCCAAGCTGCTTCTGCTGGTTGCTGTCACCCTCAGCACTGCTGCCGGATGCATCCACATTAACCACGATGTTGCCAGCGCCCCCCATTCCAAGCGCGTGATTAGGCGTTACGAACCCGCTGGCTCCAGGGGTGAAGAGTTCAGGGCCGCGTTCGCCGACGATGTACGACTTACCGCCTTGAATCTGACCGCCGTTGGCGGCAAAACCTGCAAACTGCCCTTGGAATCCAGTAGGTGTGACAACCGCTCCCTCGGTCATCGTGCCAAGCGAGCCGGGGATGCTTGCTTTTTCTCCTGAGGGGACGCCGGCAAAAGAGCGGGCAATACCGATGGCGATGTACTGAGCAATCATCTGCTTGGCGACATCAGCCAGCATGTCGGCAATGCTTCTAAGGAAATTCGCAAATGCCTCCTGGGCGGTTTGCGTTCCATCAATCGCAGCTGACAAGCTTTCGGTAATTGAATCCGTTACAGGAGCAGTCAAAGCCAACGCATCGTTAAACCGTTGCTGGAATAGCGCAGCTTTGTCAATTTCTGGCTGATAACGCTGGAAGCTTTTGATTGAATCTTCAATTCGAGTTCGCTGCTGCTCTAATCCTTCGCGCACCTGCGGTGCCAAAGCGAAAATCTGCAGATTCGCGTTGGTGTCCGTCAACTGTTTGTTGAGGCTCATCAACTGCTCTTCGTACGCAAGCGCCTGATTGGCTTGCATCTCAAAGCTGCCGCCAAAAAAGCCCATGCCTTGAGAAAAGAACCCAAAGCTTCGAGCTGGATCCATTTGTCGGATTTGTTGATCCGCTTCAATTTGCGCCTGCAAAGCAGCAGTGCTTCTCTCTTGCTGGAAACGCTGTTGGGCTAGCTGGTATGCAGCCTCTTCCTGCCTACGCACCAATGCAGCTTGATCAGCTCGTTGTGAGGCGAGATCGTTTAGCAGTTTGTACTTTGCTGTAATTTTCTCAAGAATTTCGTTTTCAGTAACACCAATTTTTTCAATACGCTCCCGATCTCTAAGGTTCTCCTTGTCCGCTTTAAGCCGTTCGTAAATCAGGTCAATATCTTGGTGGTAAACAGTGTTGGCGCCTTTTGCCGTACGCAGCAACATGTTGCTTGCCTGGGCACTTTCAATCGTTCGATCACGTTGCTCAATAATTAGATTCAAATTGTCCTTCAAGATTGCTCGTTGAGCGCTGGTAATTGCATTCCCTTTCCGAGCCTTAAGCTGTCGATCTTTTTCCTCTAATTCGCCAATTTGATTAGTTAATCGGGCTATTTCCTTTTTGTCCCCTTTTTCTTTTAAGTCAGTCTGTGCTTGTAAGTTTTGCCTTGCAATATCAAGCTTGTTGGCGTTTTCCTTGATCGCCAAATCAGCCTGCTCTGCAGCCAGCGTATCGCGGCGAGCAGTAAGCGTAATCTTCTCGACCTTGGTGCGCTCTTTGGCTAAATCGGTAATTGCCTTATAGCGACTTTTGATAATTTCAGCAGTTGTCGCTTCTTCTTTAGTCCCAGCGTTAATGCTTTCTTGTAAGCTTTTTTGTCGGGCTTTTAGCGGAATCAATTTTTCGTTGATTCTTAAAATTTGATCAGCAAACTTACCTCGATCGGCAAGATCTTTAGCTTCGTCGCGTGCGTTTTCCGCCCCAGCAAGCTCTCCCTCAAGCAATGCGATCGGCTGGGCAAGTTCCGCTAGCTGGCCCTGAGCCGTTCCAGAGCCCATTTGAAGGCTCATAGCTTTAAGGAACTGGCCAAGTGGACCGCTTACAAATGCAGTAAGGCGAACGCCTAGCTCGGCAAGCGAATCAGTAAAATCTCTCGATGCAAATCCAAGGTCGTCTAGTTTTTTAAGCGTCTCAGTGCCGTAGATCGCCTCAAAGTTCTTACGGGCTTGAAGCGCAGCAACAGAGTCAAGCCCCAGATCGGTCAGTAAAGAAGCTTGAACCTTAAAATCACGCCCGGCTTTGCCAAGTGATGCGACTAATTGTTCAAGATTTTGGGTTGGCTGCACTAACGCTTTGCCCAGCCCCATTGCTGCAACACCCAGCTTGTCAAGCTGAGTGCCAATAGCGCTTAGCAAGATACTTGGTCCAAATCCGCCGAGTGCCCCTAATGCACCACCAGCAATCGCGCCAGGACCTCCGCCAAACAGAATTGGGAAACCAATGCCAGCAGTTATGTCCCGAAGCCGGTTTTGACGCCTGCTCTTAGTTTCCCTCTCATCCTGATCGTTCTTACGCTTCTGTTCACTCGCCTGACGCTTGATTTCTTTTGCGTTAGCACGCCGAATGCGTGTCTCTTCCTCAAGTAAATCGTTTTTAAGTGCAATCCGCCTTAAATCATCCTCAAGCGTGACAGGCCCAAACTGACCGCTTGGACCTTGCGCAATAGGCGATGCAGGTCCAATCGCTAGTCCCGCTTGCTGACGCTCCGCCAGGATGCGAGCTTCAGTAAGCTCTTCAAGATTGCGTTCCAGTAATTCAGCCTGGACTGTCGCCTGAGCTAGAGCATCAGCAAAACCTTTGACTTCACTAACTTGCTTGCTATATCCGCCAGCTTCAACTTTGACGTTCCGCAGAATTTTTTCAAATGTTCGAGCCTGAGCAATAGCTCCGTCTACGGTCTTTGAATAAGTTGCATTAGCGTTTTGAGCCTCTCGCGCAAATTGCCTCAGCGGCTTCATCGCCATTCTGATGCCATCGCCAACCTTGCCCCCTCCAGGAGCAAACAGGTTTATTGGCTTGAGCGTTTGAGCCATGCGATTGAGCTGCCCAATCGCCGTCTTGGCGTTGGCAAGCCGCTCCTGCCCAGTGACCTTGAGCGCTAGATCAATATCAAATTGAGCCATGCTCAAGCGCAGCTACTGCTGTCTGTAGTTTACCGCCTGCGCATTGTCTGAGCAGACCGGCCTGTTTTTGCCCTATCCATCACACGCTCCTCCTCTTCACCCTTGATTTCGTAGTAAGCGCACCACGTAACCAGCTCTTCATTGCTCAGCTCTCGGGTGAGCTGTGCAACTGTCATCCCTAGCTCTTTGGCTAAAAAGAAGATAAAAAGCCAGTCCTTACTGGCTTTTGAGAGATGCTTTCGCTTCCTCCACCTTTTTCTCGGAACCAGAGGTCAGCATTGCAATCTGAATTTCCTGAAGCACATTGGCCTCCACGTCACGGCGAAGTATGGAACGCTCACCGTCCTGGAATAAACGCTTGCCATCCTTGTCCAGAGCTTTTTCAATCATCAACCCCAGCGCAAAATCGCCTGCATCGTCCGAGTCAACTTTTTTCTGAATCGACTCGCGCTCAGCGATCGTCAAAGGATGCCAGTAGATCTCCAGCACCACGTCTTCGCCGTCCATAACTTCATGTTTGTAAAGCTGACTGACTCCAAACTTGTTGCGGAGCAGCTCGGTGGCACGCATAAAGGCTTAATTGAGTGTCGTTACCATACTATGCCTTGGCCGAAAACTGGCAAGAAATGACTCCTATGAAGTGAGAGCGGTCTTCTCTTTCAATGGGAGTCGGGCCTATAACGTCTAAGACGCGAGGTGAAATACTGTAAGTATCGGTATAACCACTTGCGTTTACCGAGGTCAGGCCATCAATTACAGCCTCGCTAATAGCTGCAAGCACTGCCGTGCCAGCGTTTTTAGGCACGTACACATTGCATTGAATCGTTCCCGAGTAGTAGTCCTGTGCAGCTCCCTGCGTCTGCAAGGTTGCTTGAGCAAAATTAACTGACATCAGGATGTACTTTTTCGTCTTGCCAGGCGTCGTATAGCGAACGTTGTCGTAAACCATGAGGACATCGCTGTCCGCATTGGAAACCGCGTCAGTAACCGCTTTCTCGAAAGCAGCACGGGCTTTTACAAGAGTCATGGCTTAAATCTTGTCATAGTCAATGTACTGGCGGCCAGAGTACGCGCCAATTAGGCCGCGTCCTGCCACTTGAACCGCTCCACGCCGTCTGCCCTTAAAGGCTTCTTCGAAGCGGGCTTTTAACTGATAGCCCTGCACATATTGCTGAATCTCTCCCGACTCCAATGCGTAAACTGCGTATTCAACTGTATTGCCGATAAAAACTTTTTGCGTATATCGAAAGGAAGGGACTTTATGCCTTGGACGGATGACAGCGTTCAAGCGTTTTTGGCTAGTGGATACATACTGGTTTCCTGAAGCGTCACGTGACTTCTTCAAAATCGACCAAGGCGCTTCCTCCTCAACCTTTTCGACTGCTTGAGGCTTTTGGGTGCCTGCTTTCCAGCTAGACGCAAAAAAGCCCGTATCCACGGGGCTAACCCCTGGCAAATCG